ATATCCTGTCGGAGCCATCGGCATCTTTACAGTCACACAGCCTGATGGTTACGTAAGAACTGGTAATTTTGCAACTCCTGACGTGACCAGTTCGGGGGGCACTTTTTCTACTAACCTTAGGCTTAGTTCTACGGGCGGTGTTCAGTGTGGTACATATACGATTCTATACGAGATCAAGACCACAGACGATGTGGTCAGTACATTCACTAGGAGCTTTGTATTTCAGTATGTTCCTGTCGACTTAGTTCTGACTGAGAACTTTGATGTATTTACCCCGAACCTTTCTTATTCCGACAGCACCAACTATTCTGTTTCTGGATACAATAACACTGCGCCAACAAGAGCTTGGACTGCGGTAAGTATTCCTACAGGAACCAAGACTAGTACAACTTCAGCTATTAACCTGCAGCATAGCGGAAACTACTACGATGCTGTCTATACTATTACACTTGCTTCTACGCTGACATATTCACACCAGACCTATGCTTGGCTTAGTGTTCTGGAGACAATCAGCAAGACCGTTACTGCTGAGGCTTGTACTCCCGAGCCGATCGAGGATCTGATTCCTTTGATTGAGGTTCTCAGGCAGCAGTCTATTGAATGCAATGGCGACTTCCCTGACTTCGAGAAGGCTCAGACTTTGTTCAGTCATCTGACTGATATGCTGAGAGTTTTGCTGCTCGGGGGAGTAACTCAGCAGGGCATTTACGATGTATATGAGGATCTACTTGTTATACTGCGCAATGGCCAGTCTATACCGTGTGTCCATACAAATCAACCAATACCAGCATACGATCTTGGAGACTATGCGGTTTCTCAATTTCCTATTGATGCTGCGTACTGCACGACTGTAGGCGATGGCGTAAATACTATATACAGTGTTACACACAACCTGAATGACGACTGTGTTCTGGTTCAGGTATACGAGGTTACCAGCGGTGCTCAGGTTCTTACGGATGTGACTATCACGAGTAACAACTCAGTAAATGTATCATTTGCTACTGCTCCGGCTAGCAACGCCTATAAGGTTGTTGTTCATTCCGGTAATGCAGGAATGGTTGGTCCCGGTGTTGAGGCAGGCGGTACTGTAGGTCAATTCCTGAGGAAGCAGTCCACAACCGACTACGACACATATTGGGATACTCTTGATGCTGCGGACATTCCAGATATTAGCGCCACATATTTATCTAAGGCTGTATACGATATCGACAATGATGGTATTGTTGACGATGCAGAGAAGATTACAATCATAGGAAGAAACAGTACTGGATCTACGATACACAAGGGAAAGATTGTTTACCTGCAGGGTTCTACAGGCAATAGGCCAAACATTATTTTGGCACAGGCTAATACGGAGGCTTCTTCTAGCAAGACCTTTGGTGTTGTTGTCGATGATATCGCACATAATGCTGATGGTCAGGTAGCTGCTATAGGTACGTTGCACGACTTGGATACAAGATCGGGGGCCCCTAATCCATTTACGACTGACACACTACTTGACGGTGATAAGATATGGTTATCTGCAACTAACCCGGGTTATGTAACTAAGACTCCTCCAACACAACCGAACCATACGGTATTCATAGGTTTTGTTGCTAGGACTAGTCCAACCAATGGCAGGATAATCTATAACATACAAAACGGATTTGAGCTTGATGAGCTTCATAATGTGCTTATAAGTTCTGCAGCCGATAAGGATATTTTATACTATGATTTGGCTACTGGTCTTTGGAAGAATACTACCAAGGCAGGATGGCTCGGGGGGAGCGCATCACAGTTTGTAAAGGGTGACGGTACTCTGGACAGCATTACATATTTAACAACAGAAACAGATCCTGTATTCACAGCGCATCCTGCCTATGGAATCACAGGTACTAAGATATCAAACTGGGATGATGCCTATACATGGGTATCCAACTTCCCAACACAAACAGGTAATGCAGGTAAGTTCTTGACTACAGACGGGAATACGCTTTCGTGGGCAAATGTTGTCAGCGGTGTATCTTCATTCAACTCCCGAACTGGCGCAGTAACACTTACATCTGCTGACGTTACCGGAGCATTAGGATATACTCCTGTTACCAATGCAAGGACTCTTACTATAAACGGCACTACCTATGATTTAACAGCGGATAGAAGCTGGACAATAGGTGGGGTTGGCACTGTTACCTCCGTTGCTCTAACTGTCCCAACAGGCTTAGTAATTACAAGTGGCTCACCTATAACAACAAGCGGAACGATAGCCGTAGGGTTGCAAAGTGGTTATTCTATCCCTACAACAATAAAGCAAGGTAACTGGGATGATGCTTATACTTTTGTTAGTGGCTTCCCTTCACAGACAGGCAATAGTGGTAAGTATCTTACAACTGATGGAAGTACTTTGTCATGGGGTACTGTATCAACTGCCAATATCTATAACTCAGACGGTACACTGACGGGGAATAGGACGGTAGGATTAGGTGGGAATAAATTATCTATTGGAACTGCAACAACAAGTTTTGTTGCAGGTCAGCTTGAATTAGGCGTTAGCAATGCAGGAGGAAGTTTTGTTATTCACAATAGTAATACATTAGGAAGAGGTAGTATTTTTTATGGAGCAAACTCTAGGTATATGGAAATTGGTATGGCAGGAACATCTCTTGCCTTACCAGTTAATGGTGGAGCATTTATCCATAACCCTTATGCAAATCTATACTTTACTGGAGGTGGTAGTGCTCAACCAAGTACTTCAGATGTTATAATGACACTGTTCCAGTCCACTAAAAATGTAGTAGTAGGCGGCACAACAGACGCAGGTTTCAAACTTGATGTGCAGGGGACTGCGAGGGTGAGTGGGGGATTAACAATAACTACTGCATTTGGTTTAAATCTTTCTGCTGCTGCATCGTATTTGTCATTCAACTCTACAACATTACTAATTGGCGATGCAGCTTCTTTAATTGGTGGTGGTACTGCTGGATTAGGACTAAGAGGTGCTGCTCAAGTTTTTGGAGATGGAGGTACAGGATTTCATTATTTTACGAGTAACTACGCTTTATTTTCAACGCAAAGTGCAGCAGTTAATTTAAGTATTGGCATTCCTGCAAGTGCAGTTCTTGAGGCTCGTTCCACCACCCGTGGCTTCCTCCAACCTCGGATGACGGGAACGCAGAGAGATGCCATCGTGTCCCCTGCTACTGGTCTCTCCGTATACAACACTACAACTAATACAAGCGACTTCTATAACGGCACATCGTGGGTGAGTCTTGCAGCGGGTAATATATACACTGCTGATGGAACGCTGAATGGAAATAGGACTGTGACAAGTGGTGGTTTTAATCTTACATTCACAGGTAGCAATATTGCATCAGGTGCTATTGCGAGAGGATTGAATCTTACTCATACACTTGTTGCTGCTGCGAATAATGATGTACTTGTAGGACTTGATATTAATCCTACGTTTACTAATGGTGCTTTTACTGGTGTACAAAATATTGGATTAAGATTAAATTCTAATTCGTCTGGCACAACAGAAAATCTGCAACTATATAATGCAAACAATGGTGGAGGTAGTGCAACTTCAATAAGATTTAGAAATGGATATACAGGTTCAGGTCAAGGAGTTATTTGGAGTGCAGTAGATTTTGTTTTTGCAGCAGGAGGTGGTGGAAATTTGTTATTGAAAACCAGTACTGGTTTAGGTGTAGATGCTACGACAAAAATGACTATTGGGACAAACTCAATAACATCCAATTCTGTACATTCTTTTTCATCAGGAATATTAGGTGATTTAAATGTTTACGTTGGCTCTCAAGGTGACCCTGTTGCTGGTACAAGGAAAATAATGACATCAACAGTATCTGGTAGTTTTGCGACTCCAGTTGCATCTTTAGCTATTGGTAATTCTTCAAGTCTTTCTGCGAATCTTAATGCTTTTGGAGTTTATATAAACAATACTGCAACAGTATCAGGAACTGGGGCAAGGTATAATCTATTCGCAGTTGGTACATCTCTTAACTCTTTAGAGGGTAATACAATCATTGGCGGCACGGTTGACTCAGGTTTTAAACTTGATGTGCAGGGCACAGGGCGGTATACGGGTCAAGTAAATATAATAGATTCATCTGCAACAAGTGTTACTGGATTGTCTATGTTTGGTGGAACTTTTACTATTGCAAATAGTGGAGGTTTTAGAGTATTAAACTTCACCAATGGAGCAATAACAGTAACAGGAGGAAACCCTTTTGTAATATCAAATAATGCAAGGATAGATATATACTCTACTGCAACAAATTCTCCAGTAAGATTAGGTAGCGGTACTGCACATATTGAGATTACAAACAATAATTTAGTTGATAAGATAACTTTAAAACCAAGTTTATGGAGGGCTGATACTCCACAATATTTAGATATTGTTAGTAATGATGCTTCGGCTTCATTTGGACAAAGAAGCGGTAGTATAAGAATATTCACAGGCGAACAAGCATCTACTAATGGGTACGGATATATTGTTCTTGCTCATAATGGTACTGCACAAAGGGGTACTGTTGCGATAGGAGCAGCTACAACTCATGCATCTGCTATACTTGATGTTGCTTCTACGACTCAAGGCTTCCTTGCTCCACGAATGACCTCTACTCAACGCTCAGCTATCTCTACCCCAGCTGTTGGTTTAGTGGTCTATCAAACAGATGCTACAGAGGGACTCTATCAGTACCTATCAACAGGATGGGCAATCATTGGCGGTTCGGGAGGTGTGACAGACGGAGATAAAGGAGATATTACAGTTAGTGGTAGTGGTGCTACATGGACAATTGATAACACTGCTGTCACTTATGCTAAAATTCAGAATGTAGCAGCGAATAGTTTCCTTGCCAATGTTACGGGTAGTGCTGCAACAGTTCAAGAGATAGCTACTAATAGGATACCACTTTTCTCATCTGCTATCACAGGTACACCATCGGCTACAACATTCTTGAGAGGTGATGGCAGTTGGGCAACACCATCAGGTAGTGGTGGAGGAATCACAAGGTCAGTAAACAATATCTCTACTAACACTACGGCAGGTGCTGCTGCGAATACTGACTATGTTTATCTGATTAGTGGAACTACAACTTTAACTCTTCCGACTGCCGTAGGTAATACAAACAGATACACTTTAAAGAACGTAGGAACAGGAACGGTAACTATCAATACAACATCATCACAAACCATTGATGGTAGCACATCCATCACAATGGCAGTAAGATATACTGCTTTGGATGTCATCTCTGATGGTACAAATTGGAATATTATTTAACAATAAAATTATAAACATTGGCATACTTCCCGAATAACCCAAATGGACAAGCTACAAGTGCTAACTCAGCTCCTGTAGTTATCGCATCAGACCAAAGTCCAGTACCTATTGCAGATGGCGGTGGTTCACTTACCGTAGATGGTACGGTAGGAGTGAGTGGTACAGTAACCGTCTCAGGAACAGTAACTGCAAACGCAGGTACTGGTACACAAAACGTATCAGTGCAGAATGCTTCAATACCAGTAACTGATAATGGTGGGAGCCTGACTGTTGATGGGTCGGTATCAGTATCCAATTTCCCGACTACTCAAGATGTGAACGTAACCAATGCCTCAATACCTGTTACTGATAACGGAGGGTCTTTGACTGTAGATGGAACGGTAGCAGCAACCCAAAACGCAGGAGCAACTTATAATGTGCAGATAAGTGATGGAGCAAGTACAGTGCCTATTGATGCTGCTCATGCTGATGGTGAAACCAATACTGAGAACCATATAGATATAGGTGCTAAATGTCTTGTATTCAATGGGACATCATGGGATAGGCAGAGAGGTGATACTACAGGTACTTTTAATGTTGGTAATATTGCCCATGATTTGGCTGATAGTGGTAACCCATTAAAAATAGGTTTCAGAGCAGAGGCTGCTCTCCCTACGGCTGTGGCTACAGATGATAGAGTTAATGGTATTGCTGATGTATTCGGTAGGCAGTTGGTTGCTCATACCGATGCAGGTATGCAAGTATGGAAGAGTGCTAACTATACCACTCAGCAGACGGGAGCATCTATATGGACTCCTTCATCAGGAAAAAAAATAGCAATAACTTATTTAGCAGTATCATCTTATGCTACTACGGCTGCAAGGGTTATCATTTGGTTTGGTGCTTCAGCGGATACTACATACACAGCAGGTACTGACCAACTTGTATGGGCGGGTTCATTTGCTCCATCAGCTAACTCAAGACCCGGTGCTATCATCAGCCTACCCTATGGTATATCAGCGGTAACTGCTGACCATCAGTTAAGGATAACAACAGATGCAGCTATTTCATTGGACTTAACAATTTACGGATATGAGTTATAATATAACAAAGGAGATAGTATTGGTTGAGAAGGTAAACAACCCAGACGATACAGTTAGTCTGATAGCGGAGTTGAGAGTATTCAAGGATGGAGTATTTGACCATCACGACTCACGCAGTCCTTTCACTTTCGCCAATACAATGACTGACCAAGATATTATAGATTACTTAACGGCTAACGAATATAGCATCTATTTCTAATGGCATTAGTTGGAACAAATAGAGGTACTGGGGGTAATACTACGGCAGCTACATCAATAGCTATAGTGCCACCACAGAACTTTGGAGCTAATACTTTGGCGGTATTGGCATTGGCTTATGATAACTCAGGTGGTGGTGGTGCTGACCCTTACTCCTCAATAACTGATAATGCAGGTAACACTTGGACATCAAGAGTTAACGTATTGAACGACCCCGGTGCGGCATCAGCAGGTTCTGTACTTAGGATATTCACCTCATCGGTTAGAACTTTGAACACCACAAGTACTATAACAGTAACCTTTGGTTCATCCACTACTGCTAAGTCTTGGACTCTTACAGAGTTCTCTTCTAATACTAGCAATTTTGCTGCTAATTTCTTGAGTGCAGGTGCAACAACAGCAGGAAATACAACAACTGCATCAAGCTCTGCAACTAACGTAAATAATGGCGATGCAATATTTGGAGCAATTGCCAATGAAGGTAATGCCACTATAACGGCTGACTCAGATACTACAAATGGCTCTTGGTCAACGCAGCAAACACAAAACAATGGCACAGGCACATCAGGTATGCAGGTAGCATCACAATATAAAATAGTTAATGCAACGGGCAACCAAACTTATAACGTAACACTATCTGCCGCAGGTGACTGGGGGCTTGGTACAATAAATATAACAGAGGTAGCACTTGCTACATCTTTTGATCCTTTTGGAATGAACGGATTCTTCGGAATATAAAATATACACATGAAGGTACTATCGGATATACTACATAAGGCTGGGATACTTAAGGATAATGCTGAGGGTTACAGCTCGGGGGGATATTCAGTATTGGTAAGAAACTCTACGACCCAGAGACTAGAGACAGTATCTTCATCTGTATTTACAAACATATACAACTCTAATGGAACTCTTTCTGGCAACAGGTCAGTAACTCTTGGCGGAAATAATCTTGACATCGTAGGATCTACTACTACGAGATTTGCATCAAACGGTAATGTTATTATTGGCGGTACTACTGATGCTGGCTTTAAGCTAGATGTTAATGGAACTGCTAAAATTAATGGGGACTTAACTATAGGATCTATTGGTAACCTTGTGACAACAAATCAGTTTTACGGTAGGGCTACCAATTTTACCAACGGAATCTTTGTAGGTTGGGACTCCTTTGCTACATACCTTGGATATCAGATGGGTGCAACGCCTGTACACATAGGTACTGGAGGTACAGGAGAGGTTTTGTTTAGGAATACTGGAGGCTTAAAGGTTGAGTCTTTTGCAGGTGTTGGATCGAGGATGGTGGTTACCGACAGTACGGGGGCGTTGTCTACGCAGGTTTTACCTACTAGTACAAATATCTACAACAGCGATGGCACACTGACTGGGAATAGAACAGTGACGCAAAGTGGCAATTATCTAAATTTTGTAGGTGGAAGAGTATCTGTATATGGAAGTGCTGGAAATGAAGGGTTATTTGAAATAAATTCGTCTATTTCAAATGGGAATGCAAGTTTAAGTTTTTACGAAAATCCGGATGGAACAAGTAGGCAATATGGTTCAATAATTAGATTCGTTGGTAGTGACAACACATTAAGATTTATATCAAAAGATGTTACAGAAGGAGAATATCACAGACAAAGTTTTTCTTTATCTACATTTAAATCAAGTTTGGGTGTTGGTTCACTTCACACATTTGGGTCAGCTATTCAAGGGGTTTTTGATGTTTATGGTACACCAGCAGCGAATGGTATATTGGGTTATTTGCGAAGGTCAGGTGCAGGTGATGTGATGTTAGGTTTTTCGCAATGGGGAGGAGGAGCAGGTTATGCAATAGGTTCTATAAGCGGTGGAGGTTTTGGATTTTACAATGATAGGTGGACAGGTGGAGCAGGAACAGAGGTTGCAAGGTTTTCCACTTCAAACAATTTTTTAATAGGTACTGCATCAGATACTGGCCTATACAAACTTGATGTGCAGGGTACGGGGCGGTTTACGGGAATGATTACTGGAAGGGCTACAATGTCTAATACACAAACCTCCACTGATTATGCTATACAGCTGAATGGTATTTCAACAACTGATGCTACAACAAGACAATTGATTAGTCTTGGAAGCTTAGGTAGTACTGGAATATTATATGGAGCAATAGGAATTACTGCAAACTTGACAGATAATTCTGTTGGTACTTGGATTTTTGCAAATGGTGCTAATACAATAGGGCATGGTGTAGTAGCTGATTCTGGAACTGCAACAGTAGATGCTTTTATGGCAAGAACTAATGGTCAAGGTACTGGAGGTTCTATTGGTTATGCATGGAGGGTTGGAAATTCAACACATTATAATTTTAATGTTTATAATGATGGTACATATTATAATTTAAGATTATTTAATCGTACTGGAATAATAAGTTACATCAGAGATAGGGATACTACTAACATAACATTTGGTTCTAATACATACTATGCGTCTGCACAAGTAGCAATAGATTCCACTACAAAAGGCTTCCTTCCACCACGAATGACAGGAGCACAGGTAGAGGCTATATCATCTCCAGCTGAAGGGTTGTTGGCTTATGCAACGAACGCTGGTTCGGGGGCTGTAACAAGCTCAGGATGGTGGGGGTACAACGGAACAACATGGGTTAAGTTAAATTAAAAACAATAAACAATGGCACAAATTCAACCAGTATCCGTATGGAAAGACGGACAAGTTAAGACAGCAGAACAGTTCTCTCTCAGGTCTATCGGTGATGACCTTGAAACTTCTGCACAATTTTATTACGAGATGAAGGAAGCTGACGTAACTACCCAAGATTCTGAGGGTAATGACGTGGTAACTGCGGGTCAAGTAGTAGCTGTAGGGAATCTGAGCATGGGCGGTCAGGACTACGAAGATTGGGGTACTCAGTCTGGAGTAGACATTAATGCTTGGGCTTATCAGTGGGCAGCAGGTGAACTAAATGTAGTATTAATATGAGTCACATAAGAGGGTTGATAGGCTTCCTAGTGGGGAGCCTTCTTCCGCTTTCGATTTGGAAGACATTCGGGGTTATCTATTGGTGGGTTCCCTTTGTGGCTAGCCCTGTGTTCTCATTGGCGGGTACTTTCTTGATGGTTGGATACGTTGACTTTAAGGAGTCTATCAAAGGGTCCGCCTTCTGGACGGTGCTAGCTGTTATGCAGCTTTTGGGGATCTTATTATCTCTAGGTGTTGTTCTGGATTAGTCTATACACATTAGTCAATATAGCATTGGCTTATACAGATTACAGGCTCATTTCTGAGGGGGAACGGGTATTTCACGGGATCAATGGGGCGGTTTACCTTATCCTGATTTCGCCTGCATACTTCCTGACCAATAGTCTATTTGTAGTGGCAGGGCTACTAGTACTGAGGAGGCTAGTATTTGACGTGTCCCTGAATCTTTTCAGGGGGCTGCCATATGACTATATTTCTCGTACTACCACTAGCATTATTGACAGACTGCTCTACGATATTCAGGAGGTTCTAGGCCCAGTGTACTATGCCATCCTTATAGTCACAGTTATACTTCTGATGAAATAATCATGGTGTTTTTTTGGCAATGACTGCTAAGATCCTTAGTATTTTTGCTAAAACTTTTAACTATGTTAGACTTTTCAAAACAACTGGTCGGACTTGACGGTGCTCCTGTAAAGGACATTGACGACAAGGCGATCACCCTCGGCAAGCTGCTATCTAGCCAGCTGGCCCAATCAAACAAAGGAGACGCACTCAAGCTGTTTACATGGGCGCAGAAGTGCTACAATGGCGAAACACTTGACTTGGACCCGAGCGATGAGTCAACTCTGAAGGAGTTCATTAAGAACAATGAACAACTGACTGTGTTGGCGAAGGCTCAATTGTTGAGCGTTTTCAAAGAAAAATAATGGCCGTAACACCCGTTGACAAAGTTAAATCGTGGCTGACGCCCGGACTGGTTACATGTTTTGGAGTGATACTCTGGAACCTCTTTACTGAGATAAGGACTGATATCAAGACCCTACTTTCTGCTAACGCTGAAGTACAGGTTCGAATCCAATCCCTTGAAAAAAGGATGGATGGTCTTGAGACCGTGGTTTACGCTCAACGGGTGTTTGCCCTTAAACCTGATGAAGTTGAAATACCTAAGCGTAATCGTAATTAGTCTCCTCCTGATCGGATGCGATCCTGTCAAGCGTGTTCTCAGGGATGAGACCAAGTTTGATGAGGTGGCTCAGGAAATGGTAAGGCGTGGATATTGCGTCAACGATACCATCGTTGTAACAAAGGTAAAAGATAGTGTAGTCTATAAGGACTCTATTGTACAGAAACTAGTTAACGTCCCTTGCAAAGATTTCGATACTACTATTGGAAGGGCACGAATTAAGGTCAGCTCGGGGGTACTCACATACACAGCAGCTGACTCTGTAGTCATACGCAAGGAAACCATAACCAATACTGTTAGAGACAGAAAGCTTGAGGATATTCTGAAGAAGGATATCTCATCCAGAGACCAGCAGATCGATTCACTGAAGTTGTCTGTTCGCAGTTCGCAAACTGAGAACAAGGAATTAAAGGCAGATCTAAGATGGTTCCAGATAAAGTTCTGGGCATTGTTTGTAGCGGCTCTGGTAATAATATTTCGTAAATCTCTAATAAGATTAGTCGGTGGCTTTATTTAAAGTTTTTGCAGCGAAGGACGGTAATCATGCTTGGGCCGCAACTGGGACTAATCCAAAGACTGGTCGGGAGATTACTCTTAAAGGCGGGGAGGCTAAGCATCGTGGCAAGTGGGGGACCAAGGGCGGCAAGACTGAAGGTCAGGTTAAGAGCTACTTCGCAAGACACGCCAAGAACGACAGCCCTAAGGGATATATAAATGATCTTAACTGGAAGTTAGGATCTCGAATTGGCAAAACGGTGAACATACCTAATAATAGATTCTGATGGACCTCAAAGTAATACACGACACTATACTTTACTACCTCACGAAGGATCAGAATGGTTATGTCTCACATGAGGAGATTGATAGAACCCTCGATGCTGCCCAATTAGTTCTATTCAATCAGTATCACACCAATCCTAAGTTACCCGCACAAGTTCAGTCTAGCTTATATGGTGAATCTCAGCGTATAGACGATGCGCTAAGTCCATTTAAATCTAAGTATACTTTCACTGGTGGTGGTTCTCCAGTAAACATAACTTCTGGCGGTGTTATCACGCTGCCATCAAACTACATGCATCTGATCTCTATGTACACTACGGTGTACAACTCTACTCTTGGTAGGAACGTATACTCAGGTGTTCAGGTTCTTAATGAAGAGGAGCTTATTGAAAGATTAGAGTCACAGGTTATACCTGTAAGTATAGATGATCCTATTGCGATCATGAACTCTAGCAATCAGATCCAGTTGTTCCCCGAGCAGGCCCAGTCTGGTGGGGTATACTACTTCAGAAGGCCAGCTGTTCCGGTGTTTGCTTATACACAGTCCGGAAGGACTATAACATATAATCAAGGCGGATCTACACAATTAGAGTGGAGAGACTATGATGTGTCAAATGTAATATCAATAGCTCTCTCTTACTATGGTCTAAATCTTAGTGCTGCTGATATTATGCAATTTGCTCAAGCTAAAATACAGGAAGGACAGTAATGGCAGTAGTGTACACACATACAAGGCTAGATAATAACCAAGTGTTTTATGTGGGTGTTGGTAAACATTCAAGGAGGGCTTATTCAAAGAATAGCCGAAACAGCCACTGGTACAATATTGTGAATAAGCACGGCTATAAAGTGACAATAACGCATAAAGATATATGTTACGAAGAGGCATTATCTATAGAAAAATATTTAGTCGCCTTTTATGGCAGAAAAGACCTTGGTAAAGGTAGTCTTGTAAATAAGACAGAGGGAGGAGATGGTACGCTAGGTGCAATTGTAAGTGAGGAAACAAGGGCAAAGAAATCGGTATTTTTTAAAGGCAGAAAACATAGTGAAGAAACAAAAGCTATAATGTCTATTGCCCAGTCTAATAGAAGTACTGAAACTAGACGTAGGTTGTCAGATGCAAAAAGGGGGAAATTAAGAAGTGAAGAAACGAAAGCAAAAATATCCTTGAGAAAGATGGGCCAAAGATGTAATTCTAAAAAAGTAGTAGATATCAATACTGGTATTGTCTATAAGTGCGCAATCGATGCAGCTGATTTCATTGGCGTTAAACCTACTACTCTTAGAGCGTGGCTTCGTGGTGAGAATAATAATAAAACATCTTTAAGATATTTATAATGTCTACTACTAAGAAGAAGATAAGCGAGCAAGTGCAGCGGATGTTGAAAGGCAATCCTATCATTTCAGCTCGTGTGCATATAAATGATATTAAGTTATTGATTGAACAGGTTTCAAATCAGTTATTGAAGACGGATTATTTTCAGGTTAATATGCCTGAAGGTGATACTATTCCTAACAACTGTATGATATACAGCTATGACCAAATTCCCGTTACAACATACAAAACAACAAAGAGTAAGTGTACACTCCCGAGCATACCGATAAGTCTGCCAAGGAATATGGGTGTATTACATGTATCAAAGACTGACGCCATTGATGAGCCATTCGTTCCGATACCATCTTCACTGTATGGTATTGTAAAGCCTCAGGATCTTCTTGGCGATATGAGTGGTTTGATTGGTTACGAGGTAATAGGTAAGGATATAATCTTTACAAAGAACCTTCCCGGACTCAGCATCAACAGTGTATTCATCAGGTTGGTTGGAATGGATATGTCTCAGGTAACTGATTATGACATTCTTCCACTTTCGTCTGACATGGAGGCTCAGGTTGTTCAGACTGTATATAACATACTTGTTCAAACACCGCCTGCAGATAAGGCTCAAAATATTAATGACTAATGAAACTGTATACACTAGATAACGTTGTTAGGTCAGCCCTTGCAGATCGGGGGTACACAATGCACTGGTATTTACAATTTCTGCAGTACGGTGTAGATGCTCTTCGCATGTTGAACTTCGATGTTCTTCAGAATGTAAAGAGCGTTAGGCTTCCAGTTAACTCATATAAGGCGGTTACTCTTCCTTGCGATTTCGTTGACTACATAAGAGTAGGAAACGAGGTGGGGCAGTATATCTACCCACATGGCGAAAAGAGAGATTCCTTTAACAGGCTCAATAAATTTGACAGCAATGGGAACAAGATCGCCTATGGAGATATCGAAGCGGCTAACGGTATATTGCCAAACGACTGGGAAGGTTTTTGGTATACTAATTATCTCAACGACAAGGGAGAGCACCTCGGACGTATCTTCAATAATTTCTCTGGTACTAGAGACTCATTCGTCATACTCAGAGAGCGTGGCGAAATGCAACTAGATACTAGTTACATAGGCACTGAGATTGTTCTGGACTATATCACTGATGGCTTGACTACCTCTGCAAGCAACGCTATTCATCCATATGCTATTGACTGTATTAAATCCTATATACACTATAAAACCAAAGAACATTCTAGGGCGTATAATATGGGTGAAAGACAGGTAGCAAAAGATGAGTTTTATAACCAACTGAGGTTGCTTAAGGCAAGGATGAACTCTATTGATATCAACGATATCAGAAGAAGTCTTGACAGAGGCTACGGCCCAACCATAAAGAACTGATGATTAACAAGAAGATATTTCTTAAAGGCGTCAACAATGACGACTCCTATGTTCTGATGGACACGGGTGAATACCTGAACGCCCTAAACATTCGTTTTTCTACAAGTGAGAACGGTAAGGTTGGTCAGATATCCAACGTTGAGGGTAACTCCATTAAGAACAACTCGGGGGCTTTTACTCTTCCATCTGGAACCAATACTACTATTGGTGCATGGGAGGATACCCCGAACCGCAGGGTTTTCTTCTTCAATAAAAACAGTTCTGGATCTCATGGCATCTATTGCTACGATGCCGACAACAGTACAGTATATACTGCCCTGCTTTCAACTCAGGTTGTTGGCGGACTTAACTTCTCTAGCCCGATACATTCTGTCTCGATGGTTGGTAATCTTTTGTACTGGACTGATGGCGTAAATCCTCAGAGAAGGATAAACGTTGAGGCTGGTATAAAGCTAAACCATGTTAGTTATACTACAGATGTTAGCCCGTATGTATTGGACCAAGAGTCTAATACCAAGATGTTGGCCTCAGTAATTACACTGATCAGGAATCAGCCAGCTTTCCCACTTACGGTAGCTAAAGGAACTGAAGCTGGTTATGCTAGCAACTTCATATCAAACGAAGCTTTTCAATTCGCATACAGATTTGTTTATAGGGACTTTGAGGTGAGTGTGTTCTCGCCATTGTCTACTCTTATAAACTACCATAACGTTGATGATGTAACTGCAGGATACAATAGAATAGACGTAACCATACCTACAACACAGAAGATTCCGCAGGATGTTATTAGGGTTGAGGTAGCTGCCAAGTATGTTATTGGCGGTAAGTACTCTATTGTTAAATCGTTTACAACAGGGTTCTCTGCACACAATACGGGAACTGCTTTGACTTTTAAATTCTTTAACGACTCAGTTGGTGTAGGAGTTGACGATCCGACAGCATATAAGCAGTTTGATTCTATACCAATAAGGTCTGGTACTTTAGAGATAGGGAAGAATAGGTTATTCTTAGGTAATAACTACGATGGATATCAGGCTCCTTCATCTACATCATTGACAGTATCAAAAGAAAATTCTGGTGGTGCTGTTACAGGTACTTGGGTCATGTTAACACTTGGAGATCCCCCGAGCCAGATCACTGTGTATCTATTAGATATAACAGGTATTGGGGATACTTGGAGTGGATACTATGCGCCCGGCACGTATCCTGCTACAACTTATACGTATAACCAGTCAGACTTTAGAGGCGCTGGTCTATCACAGGTTGCTGTATATTATGGATATACAATAGCAGATGTTAGAGGTTTCTCATTCCCGGGCGTAACGGCAACTGTTACAGGTTCTGTTCCTTCCCCGTCTAACGTAGCTAATAAGTATGTATTTAAAAGTGACTCATCATACAAGCTTGGAGTAGTATTCTTTGATCAGGCTGGAAGAAAATGTGGTACTGTTGTTTCTGACAATACAAAGTTTGTTACTCAGGACAGATCATACAATAACACTGCCTACACCACTAAAGTAGATTGGCTCTTAGTGAATAATGGAACGCCATCTATACTACAAGCTGAGATACCAGACTGGGCGCACTACTATACAGTGGTAATGACAAAGTCTCTGAGGACGAATTTCTTCATGCAGATGAGGGCTACTGATGTTCAGTATGCAATAAAAGCGAATGACGGCACCTATACATATAGTACAACATATCTAGAAACTAGAACTGGTATTGCTGTTAAGGTTGATGGGCTGAACAAATATGGTATGGGTTACTCATATCAGGAAGGCGATGTACTAAAGCTATATGGTAGCGATAATACTGTTAGGTCTTTAAAAGTGAAAGATACTTATGGAGATTATGTAATAGTAGACTTAGCTAATCTTGGAACTATTGTACAGTACCTGTTTGAAATATATACTCCATATGCACAAAGCGTAAATGAGTTCTATTATGAGAAGGGTGTTATGTATCCAATTAACAACCCGGGGTTATCTAATAGGAGCTATTCAACTTTGTCTGGATCATTTACTGGTGATGTAATACTGTTGGACAGAACAGTGTCTTCAACAAACTTTATTGTTGAGGCTATGTCTCCAATGGATTTAAAGTGGCAGAACTGGAACACTAATATCGGAAGGACTAATATAGTCTCCGATGCAAGGCCAGCCCTCAAGAAGACTAGTGTATACTGGAGTAATGTCATTGTGCCCGGAACTCAGACCAATGGCATGAGTACGTTTGATGCACTTGATCAAACCAACCTACCTATCGAATTAAACTCTATACAAAAGCTTCAGCTCGTAAGTAAGGTAGAGTCAGAGGGTACGGTAATGTTAGCAATTGGAGAACAGGAGACGGCTTCTATATATTTAGGGGAGGCCCAGATTATTGACAATACTGGCAATTCATTCTTGGCGACCAGCTCGGGGGTTATAGGAAATGTGAATGTAATGAGGGGAAGCTTTGGCACTATCAACCCTGAGAGTGTTGTAAGGTACATGGGCAATGTATATTGGTTTGACGCCAATAAAGGGTCTGTAGTAAGCTACAGCCCTAACGGTCTATTCCCTATATCATCAAACAAGATGATGAAGTACTTCAGGAAGGTTGGTCAGGATGTTATCGGATCTGGATTGAAATTCTATGGCGGCATAGATCCATACCATAATGAAGTATTGATGTTTTCGCCAAGGAAGTCAGCCAATCCAGCAGGTGCTAGGCTTACTGATATGGCGTTATCATCTAGTACATATAGCTTTACAACTGTCTCATCTTCTTCTACTGTGACGGTTGTGGGAGATGCAAGCTATACATATACAGGCAGTCAGATTGGACCTAATCAAGCTACAGTTACAGGTTCAACGGGTGCTGTAACATTTACATATAGTGGTACTGGCGGCACAGCCTATGGCCCTTCAAGTGTAAGGCCATCACAGGTTGGTTCATATCAGGTGGTTGCATCGGTAGCTTCAGATGGGATATATGATGCGGCTAGTTCTGCTCCTTTTGCATTTGCTATTGCAACACAGTTTGTGTTTGATGCCGACTACATGCTATTGACATATCAGTTTACCGATGGCTTTGATCTGGATACAAGGACTAGGATTGTCACTCCTAATGTAGGTCAGGACGCTCAGCCTAAGTATGTAGGATGGGGTGTTTCTGCTATATGGCCAACATCAGGAACTCCACTTCTTGACTGGGGCGGCGACAATACAGGAACAGGATTTGAGTCTGTACTGATTAATGTGGCACAACTTAAGGCGAGTTACCCATCTGCTACAACTCTTGTTGTGGATCTCCGGGCATTCTGGTATAGTACAGTTGGTGTGCAGCCTGTAAATGTAGCAGCTACTCTTTGGAAGGGTGGTTCGCCAATCGAGCAAGGTCCGGGCGGTAGCCCAGCATTCAGCTTTACTAACCCTACAGCTACTGCAGTATTGAATATTAGTTCAGTGGGTAAACAGATAACATCTGACGGTTCACCAACTAAATCTGCCAGTTCGGGGGAAAGGGTGGCAACACTTACATATAACCTGATTACAAACACAGGATCATTCAACTCTAACGACACTACAACACCAAGCGTATGATGACGGAAAAGCAGGCGATGAATCTGGTATATAATATACTCGGCAAGGTTGCATTGATTGAGAGGAATGACAGTAAGAATATTTACAGTTCTGGTGGGGTGTATATGGTCGCCTTATTAGATGGTGATAGCAGTTCAATTAGTCCTGTATTTCAAACATTAGAAGAAGCTCAATCATGGTAGCAACCGTAAATATATCAGTCATTGAGGGTCGTGAGTATCTGGTGACAGCTCCAGCTGGAGTTACTGTCAGGTATAATGGTGAGATCGTAACCAGTACATTCATAGCTGTGTCTAGTGTCAATCAGGTCATCCTAGTAACTCAGAGTGCCCTTAGTGGTCAGATTACCATCACAGAGATCCTAAGGTCATACTATGATGCATATGATGCTCAGGGTGCCGTATGGGCATACCAGCCTGCATTAGACAAGTGGGTTTCTCAGTACAGCTTTAGGCCAGATTGGATGAGCATGGTTGGGAATAGGTTAGTAACCTTTAAGTCAGGGTATCCATATGTACATGATGGCGCTTTAAATACTTTCTATGGTCAGACGTATGACTCGGTATTAGCATTTGCACATAGCGATGCTGGTAACGTAACTAAAGTATACCAAGCAGCTGCCTTCGAGGGGGATACCCCCGACCTGCTCCACATCAGAACAGAAGTTCCGAACGTTCAGAGCTCAGACCTAAGGGCTGCAGATTTTGTATCCAAGGAGGGTGTAAAATATGGTAGCATTTTAAGGGATAGGCTTTCTCCAAATGTTACTGGTACTGCAGATGAAAAGCTATACAAGGGCGACAATATGAGGGGAGAGATTGGCTTATTTCAGGGGGTGTTTTTCGGACCTACCGCCAAGAAGATTTGGAACTTTGTAAACATATCATTTGTCCCATCTAGAGGACACGAAACTCAACAGTAATGGCAGGATTTCAGTTAGGAAACATGTATGATGCCTTGTCAACCAACAGAGGTGTCCCACAGATTATGCAATCTGCTGGGCCTGCTGCTTCGGGTGGCGGTGGAGGTCTCGCTGGTCTACTCGGTAAGGCTAACCCTATTATGGCTGGACTTGGAATAGCCTCTAGTATTGCTGGCGGTATTTCAGGTCTGTTTGCTGCGAGGGATATGAAGAGGATGTCTAAGCAGGTGCCTCAGTATTCAAGAAGCCAGTTCCCCGGACAGATGTTGGGTCAGGCTCAAAGAGAGTTGAACTTCAACCCATTCCAAGCTGCGCAAGCTCGGGGGATTCAGGGCAGGATGACTAATAAGATTGGTGCTGCTTCTAAAGCGGTTACAGATCCATCACAGATGCTCAATCTCATTGGCGCCTATAGCGGTGCTGCAGCTGATGAATCTCTTAATGCTGATATGGCTAACTACGCACAGAGAGGTCAGAGGCTTAACGATGTATACAATGCTCAGATGGCCAACTACCGTGAAGATCAGAACGTATACGACAACTCAATGACTGCATTCAACTCAAAGGCAAACTTGCTCAATGCTGCAAATCAGACCAGATCAAATGCTCTTTCAAGTATTGGTGGAAGTCTGTTGGGTGGTTCTCAGGTCTTTAAAGGATTTGGCAACAAATAAAAGATGGCTCAAGAAACAAGAATAGCTCCTATTGAATTTGATCGCACGCCAACTCAGGTGATGTTGAATATTGCTGAGCAACAACAGCAGGATGCATTAAAGCGCCAGCAGGTTGAGTTTGAAAGGGCTAAGTACATGCGTTCTCTTCAAGACGAAGAGATGAAGCGTAGGTATGAAAACGCTCAGAACTTTAATTCAATACTACAGAATAGTAACTGGTCTAAAGAGACCAGAGATATGTATTTAAAGCAGTTGCTAGAAACTGGATCAAGAGCAAAGGATATCGAATCATTTGATTTCAGATCAAAGCTTGGTCAGGATATCGCCAAGATATCCCAGTATGATAAGATGGTCAAGGATGTATACGCCAAGGCTGACCAGTATGTAAATAGCTTGCCTGCAGAACGCAAGGCTGGATTTTCTCCAGAGGTATTCAAGAATAGATTTATACAGTCTGCACTTACCAAAGATGGTAGGTTTAAAACTACCGAAGAGATGCAGGCCGACTACGATGACAACCTAGCTGAGAATGTTTATCAGAAGAACCTGAAGGATCTGTATGATGTGTCTGCTGGTTATAAGCAGGTATCAGAATTAATTAAGGCGCCTGATAATAGTGATGTTGATCTCGGAGGTAAGACTGTAAAGTTTAACCCTGAGCTACAGGTTCTTGATGCAAAGAGTAAAGAGGTTAAGTTAAGGACAGACCCATTTGGATACATCGATAATAATGTTTATAAAAAGTTTACAGCATTCCCTGCTGTAGATGCAATGTATACAAGAAAGGCTGAGGAGTTTATCAATAACTACAATGGCGCCACTAAAGAACAAAGGCTTGCACTGTTAAGAACTAATCCATCTATAGATAAGAATGGCGATGGCATTCCTGATGAGGTCGAGAAGTTAGACATAGATCTTATTAAAAAGGGATTCATGACTCAAGATCTTAAAAGGGAATTGCCGGATATTATTAATAGACCAAAGAGTGGTGTTACTATTAATGTTGGGAACAGCGGGCCGGGTCTTGAGAAGGGTAGGATTCCTGCATTTAAGACTCTGGTTTCTACGCTTGAAGGTGGTGAAGATCCAATGTCTTCTACAAAGATAGATAACAATATTAAGAATGCTATCCTGACTATTGCAGATGAAAATAGTGTAATGAGGGCGGCTGGTAAAAAGCTGTCACCATCAATGATTACTGTTAAGAAATCTGGAGATGGATCTGTTGGAATCTACATGAAAGGTTCTGGCAAACTTATCACATCACTTTCAGAACAGAGTTTTGACATGAGAGTTAACGAAGCTCTTAGTGGTAAGGCTGTTAGCGCAGCAGGTGCTCAAGGCAATCCAAGCCCAACTGGACTTACATACAAGGGTATTGGTCCAGACGGTAAGCCGATTTTCGAATAACATAAACTATCATAATGCCAGATTTTATACTTGACGACAAGAAGAGATCAGAGCTTGACAGCAACATCAAATCGATGTTAAGTATGGGTGCGTCTCAACAAGACGTGATGAAATACGCTGATGATTTCGGCAAGATGTTTGGTAAAAAAAAAGACGTTTCTGGTCCGGCTTCTCAGTCTTCATACTTACCTTCTCCGTTCGCTTCGGAGACTCCTCAGCAAAAGACCCAGAGGCATAGCAATACAGCTAAGTCTGACGCTAAAGGCTTACTAGATAATTACGAGTCTGGCCTTAATCAAGCCTTCCAGAAAAGAGACCAGTTCGGTATGGTTGACATGTTTGGTGTTAATCAATTTGAGCAGTCCCGTGAAGGTAAGGCTGGTAAAATCGTTAAGCAATTCCAAGAGACTGGCACTGCAAAGAAGGAAGATATAAAGTATCTTAATCAAGTGGCGCCAAAGGCTGCTACACAAATTGTATTTGCAGGAACTCCACAGGATATAAAGAACAAGATCCAAAAGACTGGTAAAGTTGACGATGCTGATATAGAGTCGTTTGATGTCAACCATAAGTCTATTGTTGGTGATGCAATACTAGAGAACACTGCAAAGTTCTACAGAGATCAGAATCAAAAGCAGATTGCTACACTTAATACAATACCCGGATTTAATCAACAGCTAGCATCTGATCCAACATATCTGGATGGTTTCTATAAAAACCTAAATGCACAGAAGGCAAAAGAGCTAAGCGCACTCAATTCAAAATACCCATTAAGAACTGTACCGTCCGGTGTGGCATCTGTACAATATCGTGAGAATGATAACGAATACAAGGCTGCACTAAAATCTATTAATGATAGATACTCCAAGGCATATGATGCTATTGGTCGTGTTGCTGCATCAAAGGTTTCTGGCGCAGATAAAGATCCACTTGAGGTCGGTATGGCTTATCTCAAGTATGCTGACCAAGAAAGGTATTCATTGGCTAAACAGGCTGGAAGATCTTCTGCAGATAGGGATATAGCGGACCTAGGCAGTCAGATACAGATAGCCAACGCACCTGATCTTGCATCTATTAGGAAGGCTAAAGATACATCAGAAACTCTCGATAATAGATTTCCTGACAAGGTAATAGCGGATACTAGAAGAAGGTTAGGAGCTGAGTTGTATAAGGACGATAACTGGTTTGCTAATCTGAAGCCATCTGTAGAAAGATTAGATAAAGCTGCAGAACAATTGCCTCAGGCAAATAGAGAAGCATACTACAAGTATGTGAGACCGATGGAGCAGAGGATGCTAGGAACAGAGATCCCTCAATCTGGCGCCTTAAACCAGCTTATTTCGGGGGTAATGTCTACCGTTGAAGGGACAAATAATTTTTTGTCAAGACTGATAGGCCAAAGAACAGAAGCAGATGTTGCAAGGGCAGCTCTTGATTCTCCAACAAGAACAAGGTTTGAAGCTGTCGGTGCGGGTCCACAGAAAGCTAGGCTTGATGAATTGAATAATAAGGTTAAAGCTGGTAAGCAATTGACAGCTCAGGAAATGGCTGAGAAGTCTGACCTTGAAACATATACAGACGTAAGGTCTACACCTCAAGAAATAATCGATGGTTCCCTTAATCTTGCCGGACAGGTTCTGTTTCAGGCATTAGGAACTAAGGGTGTTGCTTCTGGTTTAGGAGCAGCTACAAAGGCTGCTGGTTTTCTAAAGAATGCAACCACAGCGGCAATGACTGCAGAAGATATTATTGCGGCAAATGCAGTCAATTCTGGCATAACCATGCCACAGATTATGAATGCGGCAGGAGCCATGGTAGCGTATTCTAGCTCATATGATCAGGCGGAACAAGAGGGGATGCAACTGTATCCTAACGATCCTATGAAGAGAAAGCTATATGCAAAATCTGTAGCTGGTCTCAATGCACTAACTGAAAGAATATTCAAAGACGAGAAAGTTCTTGATGCATTCAGGAGAGAGGTAAGTCCAAGCGTGGGCGCTCTGGTAAATCAGATTGCTTCTGGTAGTTTAAAGAGGGAGGCGCTTCAGCCTACTATTAAGAATATCGTAAAGGATGGACTGAAGATTGTTGGTTTGTCTCAGATAGAAAACCTTAAGGAAACAACTGAAGAGGTGGCAACCAGTATAGGAACAGATCTAACAAAGATGATCTTGTCCCCAGAAAAGTTTGATCCAAATCAAATGGCGGACAATGTAGCATCTACAGCTACGACAATGTTTACTGATGGTCAGCTTGTTGCACTGTTTGCCGGAACTGGTGCGTTTAGGGCCAATAAGGTTGGTGTTAATATGCTGTCTAAGTTAGGTACCGATAAGGCGTTTACTGCTGATGTAAAGAGTGTTATTAATGCTCAGGTTATGTCAGGCGAATTAACAAGCGAACAGGGTAGGGAGAAGATGGATGTGGTTAACGCCATTGAATCTGTAAATAGGGTCGACATGCCAAAGGTTAAGGCTGTCGCAGACTTATCTGATAACGCTAGCAAGAAGTATTCAATCGCATTGGCTAACGAGAAGCTGTTAAAGAAGAAGCTTTTATCTAGCGAAGACGAGGCTCTTAAGACTAAGATACAAGAAGACATCAAGTCAAGCGAAGAGTTTAGGAAGAGTATACTTGACAAGAAGATATTTATTGATGACAACTTTAATGTAGTTGCAGAAGGCAACAATCAAAGCAAAGTCCAAGGTACAGGAGCCGATAGCAATATCGGCAGCCAAGGGACAGTAGCTGGTAAGAGGTTGTTTAATGACCCTAACCCAGAGGCCGCAGTAATTGAGAATGAGTTTAAGGCATCTAAAGGTATTAACACCCCAGAGCCAGCAAAGATTACAAGGCTTGACGAAGAGAAGTCTAAGAGAATAGCAGACGCATATGACCAGCTTATTGACAGCCCAGACGATCCTGAAGTTCAGGCCGCATATAAGGCTATGGCTGATGAGACTATGGAGCAGTTTAATGCTATTGCAAAGTCTGGAGTAAAGGTGGAGATATGGACTGGTAAAGGTGAGCCTTACAAAAACTCAGAGGAGATGATCAAGGATGTGCGTGACAATAAGCACATGTACATCTTCTCAACAGAAGAAGGATTTGGAGATACACCAATAACAGATACACAAAGGCAGCAGAACGCTCTTCTTACAGACAGTGGTGTAAAGGATGTAAATGGTAAGCCACTGTTGATTAACGATATCTTCAGGTTTGTTCATGACTATTTTGGCCATACAAGGTTAGGTAATTCATTTGGCGCCATCGGAGAAGAGAATGCATGGAATGTACATGCAAGGATGTATTCTCCATTAGCCAGAAGAGCAATGACCACAGAGACAAGGGGCCAAAACTCTTGGGTAAACTTCAACAAGTCATTCCGTAATCCTGATGGTACAATGAAGAAGAAGGGTGACGAAGGATATGTTCCTCCGGCACAGAGACCTTTCGCTGACCAGAAGATGGCTTTATTACCAGAAGAGTTCTCTAATATAGAGGATTCTTATTCTTTAACGAGAGTTGATAAAGACAAGGTATCACAGAACATAGATCAGATTAAGAATAGTGAAGGAGAGGCTGGAGTTACAATGAACATCGATGGTAGTGTATATACTGGAGGTGGCCTTGTAGTACCTGCAGCTTCAATTAATACCACTACAGAAGAGATCACGCCAGAGATGGTAGATCAGTTTGTAGAGGATAATCGTGACAAGATTGAGGGCAACCAGTTTAAGATTGGTCTGTATAAGTTTCCCGGCAGCAACCGTGTTTCCATAGATCTTAATATTATTACTCCAAAAGAGAACAGAGATGTTGCTGTGAAGTTTGCAGGAATGGCTGGCCAAGAATCTATCTACGATCTTGACACCAATGAAAACATAAAGACTGGATCTACTGGCGACAACCCAACCAAGTTTAATAACAGGCAGTTCAGAGAGATTGCAAATGCATTGGCCAATAATAGGATGCCAAATGTATTTGGCAAAGGTACAGATGTGGTGACCAGAACTTTGGCAGAGTCAATTGATATGGCTTCAAGGGCTTTGAAGAGGGCTGGCATTAAGTTTAAGATTGTTGACTCAGCAACTGATACTGAAGGGGCTAGGGCTGCTAGGGGTAATCAAGGTCTTTTTATTGCAGCAGATGGAACAATTATCATAGACAAGTCTAAGCTTGCTAACGACATCGAGGCTGGACTGGTTGTGTGGCACGAGGCTGCACATCCTGTGATGAACATCATAAGGAACACCGACAAGAAGTTGTACGATGCGGTAGTTCGGGGGCTTAATGGAGCAGCTAAAACCAATGACGGAGTATTCGGTGCTCTTGACTGGGCCAAAGAAAACTACTCAAGAGAGAAGTTATCTCAAATGTATGGACGTGAGGTTTCTGAAGAAGAGGCCGCAGAGGTTCAGAATGACGAAGCTATTGTAGAAACAATAGGTAGAATTAACTCTGGATTAATTGATGTATCCAAGCTGGATACTGGATTGCGCCAGAAGCTTATTGATTTTGTGAACAGTATTGCTAAATTTTTTGGCATTGACCCTATCCTAAACGACACAGATCTTGCAGCATTCAAAAAGACTGTCAGCCAAGTTGCTGATGCGTTGAAGACTGGTAGAGATATCGCTGAAGTTGTTGGTGAAAGTAATGTAAAAAGATTTGAAGCATCGACTGAACAATCTAGGATAAGCAATGATGAGAATCCAGTATTCTTTGAGAATATTAAGAACTTTGCAAACCAATCAAGCTTTGCAAACAAAGTTGATTTTAAAGACGCTGTTCAGGCTAAGCTTAAAAGTTTTATCCCGGAACTTAAAAAGAAGTATGGTAAGGGATTTGACCCAACTGTTTATAACGATAGTACCAAAAAGTATCTTTCTGATGTATTAACAAAAGAGGCTGCTAATGCTATATCTGCCCACCCAGAAGCTATAGGATGGTATGATGAAAAGACACAGTCTGCTCTTGCTGCAATTAGTGCTATACATCCGGAGATAGAGACAGATCAGGAAGCTAGGGGAGCATTCATTTTACCTCTGGCTGTGATGTCAAATGGTAATAAAGTAGACAAGAACTTTGAGCTTGCTGAGAAGCAGTATCAGATATTTAAGGATACAAAAAGGTTTGATCCAAACGGAGACTTTGGTGCTCAACAGGTTGGTATTAAAAAGTCACTTAAGCTTATTAATGGCCTATTAGATAATGGCGTAACGATGGCTGAGATAAATCAGTTCTTGACATCTAAGCATCGTGCTGGCGATCTCAAGTATCGTAAGCCTGATGGAAAGTTGGGTGATCTAGTTAGTGGAGAGTTGGCTAATGAGGATGTCTATGGAGCTGTAATACTTGGCCCAAAGATTGGAAATGGATTCTATATGAATCTGTGGGGTGAGTTTGGGCAGCTTACTATGGACCGCTGGTTCATGCGTACATGGGGCCGCCTTACTGGGACTTTGATTGAACGTGATAAGGATCTGATATCTAACGGTAAAAAGAGAATAGCATCTTCAATACAAGATATAAAGTCTGACAAAGAGGCTTCTAAGATATTAAAGTCCGTAATTGGTTCTGTATCTGGCAGGTCTGTATCGGACATTGCAAATGCAATTGAGAAAGCTTCTGCTAAAAAAGATGTAAGAAATTTATTATCTTCGAATCAGAAAACAGATGAGCTTCGTAAGGCTGGTAATGGTCTGGCTAAACTGTTGAGGGGAGAGAAGGAAGCGCCATCTAGCGGAGAGGAAAGGAAGTTTATCAGGGATGTATTCTCTGATGTGCAGAGAAGGTTAAGCGAAGAGAACGGTGTTGATATCACAATGGCAGATCTTCAAGCTGTAATGTGGTATCCAGAAAAGATACTGTATGAATCCTTCAAAGAGGGAGAGTCTTTTGAAGATGCTTCCGAAGGATATACTGAAGATTCTGCACCAGATTATTTTAACGCAGCAAAGAAACTTGCTAAAAAATTAGGAGTAACAGATGAAGAAATTAATCAAGCCGTATCAGGCAGACGAGCAAATACTTCCGGAGGTACAAGAGTCGGAGATTCCCTTGCTGGCGAAACAGTTGGCAGAAATGATCAAGAAGTCCTCGGTAAAATCAGACAACTCAAAGGCGGAGCAGCAGAGCTCAGTAAAAAATCAAGAGCGCAAGCCTCTGTAGGCAACCGCAACCTCGCACCTAACGGCAAACCATCCAACCTTAATGACAAACAATACGAACAGGTAAGAACGCCTGAGTTTAAGAATTGGTTTGGCGATTGGGAGAATGATCCTGCCAATGCATCTAAGGTTGTCGATGAGAATGGAGAGCCGTTGGTTGTTTATCATGGAGGAACATTAAATCCTGAAGACAGAGGTAAGGATACATATACAGGAGACTATGGACTATATTTTACTTCTAGTCAAAGCAGAGCAAAGTCCTACACAAAATCTTCAAGCAAAGACTATAGAGATAAGTCTAAGGTTTTTGATGCTTATCTAAATATAAGAAATCCACTACCAAAAAACATATGGTCAAAGTGGAAGTATGGTGCTGATAGAATATCACAAAAAGAGTTTCAATCACTTGAAGAAAATGCGGCTGATGGTATCATAGATAAGGGCATGCTTGGTATGAAATACACTAGCCAGTATGTCGTATTAGATATGGGTCAAATCAAATCCGCAACAGATAACTCTGGCGCATTCAGCACTACAGATAACAGGATACAGGCTTCGGTAGGAAACCGTTCAGAAGAAGACCTTCGTGCTCCGGGTAAAGGCAAAGAAAGGAACAGGGCTTTGTCATCTAAGTTTGGTGATCTCGATCCCGAGACTCAGGCTAAGATTCAAGACGATGCTGTTACATATTTCCAGCGTCCCAACAAGCAGACATCAGAGGCTGTCAACGAGTTCTTGGATGGACTCAATATAGTGGATGCTGCTGACTATGTTCTAGGCAATCCAGATATTCCAGAAGTTTCCAAGGTTTGGATGGCTGCAGAGGTAGCTAAAAGACTTGGCACTCAGATGTCAGCAGAGACAGATCCTGCAATCAAGGAAGCTCTGGCCGATAAGCAAGCTGCCATATACAATGAGTTCGCAAAGAAAGCTACAGACTTAGGTCAGGCGGTTCAGGCATTCATAGCATTTAAGAAAGATCCTAATGCAGTTGAGTTCTTCCTGCCAAAGATACTTAGAGAACTTAAGAAGAAGGGAGTTGAGAATATTAGTGAGGTGCAGAAGGGAGAGATCGTTGGTATGTTGAAGGATGTTAACAATGCAAGCGAAGGTTTACCAAAAGACAAGGCAATTATTAAGCTGTCTCACTACTTGGCTGGCATTGCGCCAATGAAACCAATGGACGTATTGCAAGCCTTGTGGTATGCAAAGATCCTGTCTGGTGTTACAACACAGTCAACCAACTTCTTTGCCAACATATTTAATACTGCGTTCGAATTACCAGCGGTAGCCTTCAGGATTGCCATGTTGAATGGTTCTCCTATGTCTATGATTGCTGGCGTAAAAGGATTCGGTTCGGGGGTTGCCAAAGGAGCTATAACAGCGGCAGACATCATGAAGTCTGGCGTTAGGTCTAAAGAGTCAGACAAATACTTCTCTGAGAGTCCACTAGAGTATTTCACTTGGAGTAAGTGGCTAGGTAAGAAAGGTCAGGTTCTGGATAAGATACCACCATTAAACTTTGGCGCATGGAAGTATGTAGGTAGAATGCTTGCCGCTACTGACGCACTGTTCTCTACGGCTAACCAAGAAGCTATTGCTAACATGCTAGCCTATGCTGAAGCTGCTGGCACTCCTGCTGGAAATAATTTCAAGAAGGCCAATCAAATGCTTGGCAACACAAAGGAGAATATATCCAACGCCAGAAGTCAGGCTACTGCCGAAGGGTTTAAGCCGGGTACTTTGCAGCACAAGAGAAGGGTAATTGAGATAGTTGCACAGGGTAGAAAAGGAACAGCCGAGGCTGATGCTATTGGTAAGAGGATCACAATGAACTACGATCCAGAGGGTTGGACTAAACCACTGTTTGATGCAACTGTTGCGTTGCAACAGAAGTTCCCAGCCATTAAGATGGTAGTCCCATTCGCTAGGATCGTTGCTAACCTTACAGAGAACTCTCTTAATTATAGTCCTTTTGGATTGATAAAGGCTGCTACTGGATTAAGGAATCCATTTAATGATAGATCTAATAAGCTTACCACAGAAGAGCGTATCGACATGTTCAACAAGTTTGCTATTGGGATGACAGCTCTGTCGATTCTTGCAAGCAAGGTTGGTGAGGATGACGATGATTGGTTTGAAATTACTGCTGGCGGATCTACTGATATTCAGAAAAGATATGAACTTCAGAAAGGCAAATGGAGGCCGTATACCATAACACTCAAAGACGGTACTAAGATATCGTATAAAGACTGGCCAATCGCAGGTATTCTTGCTGGCGTTGGTCATATAAGAGACGCCAAGAAGTACAGCTTTGATGATAACACGCAGCTTCCGCTATATGCATACGGTTTCTTCTTGAATATGTATGACAAGTCCTTGCTGTCTGGACTCCAAGATTTCTTTGGAATGTTTGACGTTCAGGCTGGTCGTGGGAAGTATGCCCCAGACTCAAAGATGTCTCAAAGAATGGAGAAGTATGTTGCACAGCAGGTTAAGTCTGTAGCTGTATCCAATCTCGCACAGCAGACTGGTAGATTATATAGTGAGCTTGTTACTGGCGATCCACAGCGTGATGCTAAAACTTTCATGGAGGTTATATACAGAGACCTTCCAATGTTTAACGATCGCATCAGGCCAATCATTGATGTGTTTGGCGAGGAGGTTAAGTATAACACTACAGAGAGATTGACTCCTGTTTCAAATCCTGAAGGAGACAAGATGATCAAGTGGCTTAACGAGAACAAGTTCTTTGTTGGAGTGCCTAAGAAGATGAACATCATAATGGAGGATGGTACCGAGAGGCCAATGAATGATCAGGAATATTATGAGTATAGGAAGCTTGCTGGTCAGGAATCCAAGAAGATGATCCAAGAATTTATGGATGGTATCAAAGAGGATGATAGGATGATAAGTGAGTCTATGTTTGATGCTGCACTTGAGACTGCTAGGTCTATAGCATATGTACAGATACTTGAGAAATACGGATTCAAATGAACAAGGCAGGAACAGATCTGGTGAAATCTTTCGAAGGTCTCAGGCTTGAGGCTTATCGGTGCAGCTCAAATAAGGAAACTATTGGCTACGGCAATACCTTCTATGAAGATGGAACTAAAGTAAAGATGGGAGATAAGATCACTGTCGATCGTGCAGTCAAGTTGCTAGAGTTTATACTGGATAAATTTGAAGATAGTGTTAATCGCCTAGTAACCAGCAAGTTAAATGAAAATCAAATGTCAGCGCTGGTAAGCTTCGCATACAACTGCGGTGTAAACAACCTTAAGTCATCTACGCTTCTGAAGAAAGTTAATGCCAACCCAGACGATCCAACTATTGCAGACGAGTTTAAGAAGTGGACCAGAGCCAATGGCAAGATACTGACTGGACTTGTCAAGAGAAGGAACGCAGAATCCACCCTGTATTTTACTAAGCTTAATAATTAACCTTAAATATTTTTGCAATGAGAAAGTTCTTTTCAGACCTATTCAATGACAGTAATTCAATCAATGAGAAGAATGTCATTGGAGTATGGGCATTCTTCGTGATGGTAGTTTACTCATTTGTTGACGTAGCTACCGGAGCTTTTGGTAAAGACCTCGCTATCAATGAGAGAATATATACATCCTTCGAGACTATTGTCTTGGGGGCATTCATCATATCTGCAGGAGAGAAGATAACTAAGATAATCAATGGCAAGTAGATACACAGAAACATTAAGTCCGCCCACACCAGAACCAAAATCTGTTGCCAGTGCTGTCGCTAAAATGAGACAGTACATGAGCAAGGCGGATGAGTTCAACTCTATTGTAGATAAGGCAAAGTCTAAGGGTGCTGATATTACTATGGCCGCAGATCCAAGAAGTTTTGTTTCAAACAAGATGGTAGCAGAAGCTAGAGAGAGAAGTAAGAAAGGTAAGGCTGGTGGAATCCCTGTTATAGGCGACCCTCTAAATCAGAATACCTGTGCTGCTGGTGTTTGTACAATAGCTGCTAATGCCGGAGTGAGCTTTGATAAGATGGCTGGAACTCTGCACACTGGTCTGGCAACAGATGAGAAGGGGAGGAAGATACCTCAGTATAACCCACTGTTTGCGGCACAGCTAAGTAAGTCTGGGTATACTGAATTGAAGCCAGACGAGAAGCCTATGCCCGGTGATTTGGTGCAGTACTTTGAGGCTAATGATACTGGCGCCATGAACCCATATCATCTTGAGTTTGTGACAGGCGACAAGGGTGGTGGGAGATACGAGACTTTTAATAACTACGGTTTGTTTAATGAAGGTAAAGGCGAGTCAGAAGTGGTAGATGCTAGAGGAACCAATGCCAACCAAAGGGGCAGGGTTAGTACGATGAACAGATTCTACAGGCTAACACCAGAGGCTGCAAGAGCTGCAGCTGGTGAGGAGAACTCTAAGTATATAGAGCAGGCTAACATATTAAGAAACGAGCTTGGGTCTATTAGGCAGAGTGGATTGGATGGGGAAAGTCAGGACACGTTTGCCGTAATATTTGGCGGACTAAAGAATAAGCAACCTAAGGAAAAGGTTTTAAAGAATGCCCTGCATTTTGCAAAGAATAAAGAATATGTCAAAGCAGTAATAAACGAATTATATGCGGAAGGGAACTGAGTCAGTAAAGGTAACCTTCGGAAAGAGAAGGAGAGGTAAGGCCCAGAAAAGAAGGGGTCCAAAAGATAAAAAGATTTCTAAATACAGAGGGCAAGGATGAAACTATCAGAACACTTAGACTTATCAGAAGTAGTACGCAGTGAATCAGCAAAGAGGAATGGCATCAGCAATATGCCAACCCCAGAGCACATTGCCAACTTCAAACTATTGGCGGAGAAAGTATTTGAACCAATCCGTAATCACTTCAGATGCCCAATACACATCTCATCAGGATACAGGAGCAAAGAGTTAAACTCAGCAATCGGTGGTTCCGCCACAAGTCAGCACTGTTCGGGGGAAGCCATCGACATCGACATGGACGGATCTCCAAACGGAGTGAGCAACGCTGATGTGTTCAATCATATTAAAGATAACTTGGCATTTGACCAGCTTATCTGGGAGTTCGGGAGTGATAACAACCCAGACTGGGTTCATGTATCCTATGAGTCTTCAGGCAAACAACGCAAACAAATTCTTAAAGCTAAGAGGGTGAACGGTAAAACTGTATACACCCCATATGAATAATATAACTAGCTTCATCGGATCTCTGTTGGTTATGGCGATCGCCATAGTCATCTTCTTTATGCTCATGGAAAAGGAAATGCCGCAGTCTAATAGGGAGCTGCTGATTGCATTTGTATCTGTACTCTTTGGCGCAATGGCCACATCAATCAAGAAAATAACTGGTGACGATGGCAAATAGAATCATTGCAGTAATAGGTGCTATCTGTCTATTGGGATTTACTATCTACATGTACACTCGCACCCCCGAACCAATCCAGCCTGAGATCAGATCGATCGACAGTACCTTTATGAAGGCTGACTCTAGTATGCTCGTCAGGATCAAGAGGGTAGAACGCAGGGTGAAATCTCTGGAGAATGGAAAGTAAAAAGTTCCTATCAGAGAACTGGTCAGTCATCGTTGGTGTACTGACCGTTTCGTTTGTAGCTGGGGGAGTCCTGTCTGAGTTTAGATTAATGAGGGCAGAGATTGAGGAGCTAAAGAAAGATACATCTATAAAGCTGCAACAGATACAAGACAAGGACGATAGGAAGAAAGACTGGCTTGAGGAGCAGGAGCAAAGGATAGATGATCTGGAGGAGTGGAAGAGCTATGTAGAGGGATCAAAGATTCTCGACAAGTAGCTTTATCTGCAGCAGAAGATCTACTATCTTGACAGCTCTATCGGTCAAGCAATAGACAACGTGTTCGCCATCTACTTTCCTAATCAGGCCGTCCCTTTCAAGTTCCTTTAGACTTTTGGTCAGCATATTACCACTGACACCCGGCATAAGCTGCTTAATCTTGTTAAATCTGGCAGGCTTATCTCTCAGTATCATCAGGATAATAGGTTTCCATTTGCCGCCTATCTTCTTCCTTTGCAACTCTAGTATTTTTGGATCGATCTTTCTGATGCCAGAAATTAACCAAACATGCGTCCTTATTGTATACAGAAACTAAAAACAAGTTAGATTAAACTAACCTAAACAATGTCCATAGCCGCTCGGATATCTCTCTATTATAGATATTTGGTACATAACAATTAGCTATGGCAATCAAAAAAACCACCACCAAACTTCCAGTTGGAAGGTCAGTACGTGTTGAGTCGGGCGATGTTTTTATTATCCAGAAAGACATACCAATGTCTGGATTCAGGTCTATAGGCGCAAGCCTGAGGTATCCATTCTCTGAGATGGCAGCGGGAGAGTCCTTCGAAATGAAGTCTTCAAAGACCGAGATTAGAAGGGCAGTATCCAGAGCCAGTGCTGCCTGTGTAAGCTATGTTAAAAAGAATAACAAGGCTGCTAAGTTTACAGTTAGAAGAACTGGTCCTGATACACTCCGTGTCTGGAGGGTTAAATGACTAGATCGTCTATGACGATTCCGTGTTCGCTCAGTATGTCATAGATCCTGTCGTAGATCAGATCGAGAGAGTCGTATGGTGTGAAGTTCTTATCCTCATCCAAAGCTTTCTCGATCTTTATTTGCATACCTTTCTTGGCGTTATGTATTATCTCCCAAAGAGCCAGTGCCAAGTCAAGAGATTTCACGCAACGCATGTGCGCAAGGCGATCATCTAAGTCGTTGAGATCAAACTCTAAAACTCCTTTCATAGTAGTCGTTTATAAATTTAATTTTCCAATCTCCTGTATGCCCATCTTCATCGAGAGCATACATAATAGCTTCGGCAATATGATTCCTTTCTATTGCTTTTGCTTTATTAACTATGTCTATTATATCCTCATGCTGTTTAAATGCCCTTTCATCGTCATAAGAAATATAATTAACTAATTGTTCAAATAACCATTCTACTGCCGTTTGTTGTGCCATAGTTTATTTGTTATAGGTTTCGTTATAATATTCTTCGTTACTAAAGTGAGGGAGAGTGGGATGATTGATGGGCATCTCCTGACCATCAGCAAAGGCTTTTTTTATCTGCTCTTTCTCCATTGCTTTGGCTTGTCTTATTAAATCACCATAAAGCATTCTTGCATTTTCTCCTAATACTTCAAATACCAACCATTCAACTGCCGTTTGTTGTGCCATAGTTTATTTGTTGTATGGTGATTTATTCAGAATCTTTGATTTAACACCTTTAAAAAATGCATCATTGAACTGATAGCTTTCAATTTCAAGAGCATTATCTATTGCTTCCTGCATATCGCCACTGTGTTCTGTGACGTTATACATCATCCATTTTGCTAAAGTTTCCACTGCTGTTAGAGAATTATACAATCCATCTTTAGCATCTGCTTCCATGATTTCTTTTAGCATTTTCTTTTGTTCATTCTTTTCCATCGACTATATTTTTTAATTGGTTCCAAATGCTTTCAGAATTTTCACCCCAGTAATGGTCGCACTTGTCATCTTTGATCGGGGGGTTGAGAAAGTAGGACTGTCTATAGCTAGGTTCTGCGGTGAACCTGTAGCATGATTCTTTTGCTGGGCATCCTTCACCCGAGCACATTGTTATGTCCGGCATCATTAATTAGTTTAGACCAAGCTGGATTGTAACTGTCCAGTGGTATTTGTTTTTTACGTTTGGGTTTACTAGTAAGGTGGTATGCTCTACAGATAGGGCACTTGTATACACGCTTAGGTTTCCTGTGTTCGCCACCCAAGCTGGTGATCTCTTTAACCCTCTTGACGGCATCTGCCTTGGTTCGGAATTTAGCTTTGTTGCATTGCATCTCTTTGATCGTTTATCCATAACTGCATTGAGTCAAGGACAGCTGTCTTATCTTCTTGGCTAAGTAACCAGAAGTCTTCTGATATGTTTACTATAGCCACGTCAAGCCTGCCGTCCTTGCTTACTGAATACCTTGCGCTTATTTCTCTCATAGTTTGTTTATAAAGTCTTCTAATTTCTTTTTAGTCTTGGAGTCCATGTGAGTTGCACACCTTAGTAGTTCGTCATAGAACAGATGATCTTTCTCCCGAGCTTCGCTCCTTCGGTCTGAAGGGATCTTCAATTCAATGGCGGTCTTCAGCCACCTCAGCTTGGTGATTACAGGTGGCATGGTCTCTCTAAATGCAACATGCTTTTGCTTTAGCAGATCCTCTGCATACATCAGTGCGTTACATATACTGGCGTGCAACAACTCAAATGACTCTGCCTGTGACTCAGTTAACTTCATTGATGATCTCATTTATTTTTGAAAGAACCTGACCGATGACAATACCAATCTGCAAGTCGTTGCCTTCTTCGATGGCTCGGGAGAGAGATACTGATATCCCTTTGAGGTCGTCTAGTATGGGGCTCTTGTCAACGAATACGTTTACATCTTGAGCTATAATGTCAACACTTACCTTGTCTGTTACTAATTTGTATTGTTCGTTATCCCTTAAGTATATATGTGTCATAAAGTATTCTTGTGGTTTCTTTTAAATCTTCCAGTGTTCCATTGTTCTCGATGATGGCGTCAAAGTCCCAGTCGTTTAGTGCGGTCTCAGATGGGTGATCATTCACTGGACCAAAGCCAGTTCTGTTGACCCTGACTATTATTCCGCCATAGTCTTTGATCTCTTGGGCTTCGTTAGGGAATCTTACGTCAGTGATAACCCACCTTGAATACTGGCTGTGGTCTGCAAACAAAGCATTGACCCAAGCCTTTTCATGGAGGTTGTTTCTAATGGCTTCGGTTCCCAGCCGCTGAAGTAACTCCCGAGCTGTCATGTTCCATCCCGGCAGAACCTTTGTCTTGAAATGCTGGTTCTCGAAGTTGTATGCATCAAAGCCTGTCAACATACTGGCGATATACTTGAGCTTGCCGGAGAACTTCTTCACCTCAAACGTTGGCATCTGCTGCCTGATGAATCTGGCAACCTCGTCCTTCCCTGACTTTGCATATCCACTGAGTCCAACTAGTTTAATCATATTGATCTGTATGTTTTAACTTCCTTTAATTCTAACCTTCCTTCATATTGTGCCAGCAACAGAGCTGTCAGATGCTCAGCTTCGTGGTAGTCCAGTACCAGCTCTTGACCAGCGATCTCGATAGTGATATCATCACCGCTATCCAGAATACCAGCCAGATACTCTCCATCTTTTTGGTTAATGGTAGTTGTCCTGTCTCCTTTCTCGATGGTATACTCCCAGTGTATTGGTCCTTCGTCTATCTTATGTGATACGTATACTTGCATTTGGTTTGTTTTAGAAAGGGGAGGAGTTACCCTCCCCCTTAATTTAGAATGGTAAGTCGCTTGCTGCTTTTGCTTTTGGTTCGTAGTTGTCTTCAGTCAGTCTATAGTCTGGAGACTTCTCACCTTCTTTCTTGAAGCCATTAGGCCACATAGTGTAGCGTTTGTCTCCAATAGTTAGAGAGAGAATTTCTACTTGTCCTTTAGATGTGTTGATCACCTTGCGCCAAGCTGCGCCTACTGATTGGTTTGCTGTACTCATTGTACTTGTTTTTGGTTATTAAAAATTATTGTTTCCATTTCCATACATACCCATATGCAGTTAGATGTCCGGGTTTGTTATTTGCACATAGAGATATACTTGAATGGCTCTTTCCGATTGACCTAGCGGCTGCACATGCTGACTCATACTCAGCCAATAATTCTCCATCTAGAGAATACATTAGTATTCTCTTAGAGAATCTTTCTGTAAACCTTTGTCTCCCTGATATTGACTTCCCAGTATTAATTGATGATTCTATCTCATCCCACTCTGGAGTATCACCGTAGTGACAAAAAGTAATTCCCTTACTATGATATTGCTTCTTGTGTATACATGCATGTACTGCACCTCTATTTACTCCTGTAGCAAAGGATGCTTCTGATATGCTCTCAAAAGATCCAATATGATTTTTTGTACTAACATCATATGCATCTATCGCGTATGACATCTTAAGTTTAAATGACCTCGATCTTTTTCTTTTAGAATATTCTGAGTCTATTCTGCCAAACGAACCATCGCCACCAAATGTTAGGTTCACAAGATGTCCAGAATTATCTATTCTCCTACCATAAATAGATATAAAGAATTTCTCCCACTCTTTTGCATCATCTACAGACTCAAACTCTTTTACTATATCTATCGTGTATGAAGTTTTACCTACTATGTTTTTCCAAAATTTATTACGAGAAGTCTTTTCGTTCGGCCTGTACTTATCTCCTATACCTACATAAAATACTTGACCATTATCATCCCTAATATGTTGATATAAGTAGTACATACAAAAACAAAAGCCCCGTCCAGATGCGAGCTGAAACGGGGCGGATTATTACTAACCCTTAGTCGGCTCGCATTTCGCCTAAGGATTAATGCAAAGCTCAAAAGATATCTCTGCACATCTCCTTAAAACAGGGGGTGAATTATTTCTTCAGGTTTATGGTTAAGAAATAATTGAACAGGTAAGCTCCGATCTCAAGGCGTTTGTCTTCCGGATCGTAGAGAAAAGTGAATGTGGGGATGATCATGTATACATCGATCTCGCCAGCGTCAATAACTAGTTTCATGGTTTGATGATTTTATATTCCGAGGTTTAATTGCTTTTCTTTTTTCTTTTTGAATACTGTTACTACCGCATCACCGTGCCTTACACTACCTTCCGACAGCCATCCCTCTTCAAGCAGGTCGGCAATAGTCTCTTTTAGCTCCTCAATGCTTCCGCCAGTTATCATGTGTAATCCTTCGAGAGACGACTGAGGGTGGTTCGTTAGTATCCTCTTTACTAGTTCTTTCATGGTTTAATAATTTGGTTTGTAATTAGTGATTGTATTATCTCTCTGAAGTCTTCTATATCCATCGCAACTATAGTACCCTTCCTATTCTTTTTATGTAGCACTATATTCCAATTTGTATCCTTTGGCATACTATCAAGAATATCATGCATGCTTCCGAGCTTTTCTACAGCTTTGCACTGAACTGATAATGGGTCTGTGTTTGTTAGATCTATACCTTGATCATCCTTCATCTTGGATTCAAACCTTGATGTGTTACACTTTTCGAACCCTAGATCACGAAAGAACTTTACCATATCTCTTTCGAATGAATGACCTTTGACTCTTGCTGACTTTCCTTTCGTTGCCATATTCTTCCTGTTTTATGTAGCTCTTCAATCGTTGACCAGCTTACAGATTCATGAAAGACTGTAGGGTGGAACTCATTCTTTCTGTATACCTGCTGCATGTAGTATGTCTTGTTGGGTTGTATATCTTCTAGCTTTGTTGGTTCTAGAAGGTTCTCCCCCGAACTGTCCTCCACATACTCAAGCCATTGACCTCCGTTATTGAACGTCCTCCAGTTCTCCTTAAAGAGAATCTGCAAGTGAGGCGAAACCTTGGATGTCTTTGTTCGTGATCGGCTGGCCGATGAACTTCGTCTTGTCGCTGCCATCGTTTAGTTTTTCTACTGGGTGATATCTGCTGTTGTTGATATTGAATTGGAAGTAGTTGACTCCAACCTGACCTGAGTACTTAAACCTTACCTTCCATCTGTGTAGTTCAGTCTGCTTGGTCTCGAGGTTTCTGTAGACAGTCATACCATTGTCAGGTAGGTTGAACCAGTGTGACGAGTCTCCAACATCGTATCCGTTAGGGACTCTGTAGATGCCACTCTTGATCTCAGTCATCTTCTTTGGGTGCGCCACAAGAAATACATGGACACCAAAGTTTCTGGCGAACCTTGACACATCGTTCATCATGTTCTTTATCTGGTGGTGTCTAGTATCGGTCTGGTTACTCATACTCTTCTCGACAGTACTCATGTTGTCGATGACCATGATGTTCACGCCAAACCTCTTGACCATGTCTTTGGCCTTCTCAAGGATACCCTCAATAGATAGGTCGTTATCTGACAACCGATAGTACTTGAAGTGTTCGTTCATGAATGGCGTCCACTCCTCAATTTCATCACGGGTGATCCTGCTGCTGTAGTCAGACTTGAAGAAGGACTTTCCTATGCCAATCTGATACATATCAGATAATGCAAAGGCTGTGTTGGCCTCCTCGGCTGAGTAGATGAATGACTTCAGTCCGTGCATCTCCGCCAGCTTAAAGATGACGTTCTTGATGAAGGTGGACTTGCCGTGTCCCGGTATGCCAGTCACGAGAGTAACCTGACCGGGATGCCAGATGAAGTCCATACCAATGTCAAAGCCTTGAGGAGTACCCTCGTCATATAGACTGAGAACCTCATGCTTTACAGATAGTGCATCGTCAATACCTTCTACAGGAAACGGACTGGCTGAGTTGTAACACTCGACCAATCCTGCTGTTCCGCTGTTGATCAGGGTATCGTTGGCGTCCTTGTATGGGAGTTCAATGATCCAGCAGTTGGATTTGCCCAGCCTTCTGGCTAACTCGTTTCTCAGAGCTATGCCAGCCTCGTCCATGTCTGTAGCTAAGCAGATCCTCTTGCCATCAAAGATGTGGTACACCTCGTCAAGCCATTCCAGCTTCTGTGATCCTTTGCTTGCTCCGTTGGGTACAGAGATTACGTTCTTGATGCCAGCCTCGTAAAACGAGAGCGCATCCATTTCGCCTTCGACAATAACCAGTTCAGTGTCAGAATTGTCAATTGCAACGTCAATCCCGTAAGGAATAAGCTGAGCACCAGAAACCATTTTAAAATGCTTATCACTAGTCCTGTACTTGATGTTGATGAGTTCGCCATTGTAGTAGTAGTTGAAGTGAATGGTGTTTCTCTGTTCGCTAACCTGAGGCATGTATTCCAGCCCCTCTGATATCTTATATCTAATGAGAGTCTGATTGGATATCCCCCGATCTGCAAACCATTTGACTACGCCATCACTTAAGGTCTTGAGTTCTGTCATCGGCCTGAAGTATTCCTTCTTTGGCGTCTTGATAGATCCCTTCCAACCACAGTTATGGCAGTTCCATATACCTTCAGCCACATCAACGCTGAGGCAAGGATCGCTCTTATGCTTCCTGCTGTCAGAGCACTTTGGACAGACAACCTTGACGTTGCCTCTCTGTCCATCTCTGACATTAATGCCCAATGATCTGAGTTGCTGAATCATGTTTCTGTTTGTTTAGCCAGTAGTGGTTGGCGTCATCTAAATATTTGAGGAACTTGCCGGAGAATAGAGTTGATGGTCTGTTGTACTCCTTCATCTTATCGTCATCGCCCCAGCTTTCTTTCTTGTGGACGATCACACTTCTGAAGTGATCGAGTGTCAGCTTGCTGTTCTGCTTCAAGATCTTCTTGACGAGTTCGATGTTGGAGTGGAGCTGATACTTAGTACCGTTGACCTCATTGAAGTATTGCACAACCTGCTTAGCTAAATCATCGTGGGCTGTGGTTGTGACAACCTCTTCACCTTCATGCGCCAGATACCATTTGTTGGAAGGGTAGTAGTATCCATTCTCTAACTTTTCTATCAGGCCCATTTCAATCA